CTCACGGCGCTCGTTTGTTATGTTATGGCGCACACTCTCAATTGAGACCCTCTTGGACAGAGGGGACTGACCAATGGCCAGTTATGTGCTTCGATACTACATATCCTCCTATCCTTCTTAACGAATGAGAATGTTGAGGCTCTCTTAGATCTGCGACTGGTTTTCTAAGCCATTCACAATATCTAATGTACGGATCGTTACTAACTTTCTTCCTGTAACGGAAGTGAAGATAGTTGAACTGTACAGAGCCATGGACATCCACCTTGATACGACTTAACCTAAAGTCGTAGCAAAGACTGAATCTTTCGATATCTCTCGATATCTTAAGACCAGCATCGTCAGGAAAGTACGCAGGCACAATTTTAACTAAAAGGTTGTGCTTACGGAACAAGGAAAAGAGATAGCGAAAAACCGATTTGTCATATAAATAACAGAGTTCACCGAAGTACGACATGTACTTCTCTAAAAGTGAATTCATTATTATATACAACCACGGTTCTAGGCTACTCTTACTCCTTGAACGAGGTGCCCGTAGGTTATACGGGCGGACGTTGTATCCTGCAAGGAAATCTCCCCCACAGGACTCTCTGAAGTGCTCGGTTTCACCGTAAAAGGATTTCTCCTTATTAACGATAAAGCCGATTCCAACCATAGCGTCGATAAATTCTATCGCACTATGAGTCGGAACGATGCAGTCATCGCCGAAGACACTAACTTTCCTTAAATCTTCCCATTTCGGGAAGAGGGAATTATTGTTAGCATTCTCGGTCAATAATACTGCATGTGCATAGCTCCAGAAGACGAGAGTCTCCAACGGGAAGGTTGTTGCATTTCCCATTGAGGATATCATATAGAGAGGAACTTGCTTACCGTTTAGAACGGTTTGCGAGGACCTCAACAACATGATATACCTAAACCACTTAGGAGGTAATAACCAACGAAGTAGCTCGATCGACACACAGTCAGAAGCAGATGACCAATCAATTGTCGCGTCTTTATGCGAAACTGATGACCATTTTGCCAATTCCTGGTGACGAAAGGGTAAAGTCTCTACGTCTAAACCAACAACTTCCATACGCTTATACATCATCTGCATGAGACCCTGCTGCAAAAACATATTGCAAGTAGGTTCTACACAGATAAAGCGTCTGGTAGTAGTGGTTTTATCAACAGTAGTACCGCGTGAACCTTGAACTCTCGTATACATCCCACCCAATGGGTGTTGGCTGTTGTAGTTACTAACAGCTTCCTTTAACATCCAGTTAAAGGACATGTAACGATTGAACAATGGTTCGACCTCACTAGTAACAGACATTGGAAAGGTGAATTTACGTTCTATAGATGTATCCGAAAACGGAACACCGATAGACGAGCCTGGAGAGTTTTTACACTCTTCAAACCATTCATCTTCCAAGAAGTCTGTCAAGACAAAGTGCATAATCGCACGAGCCCGTAGATGGATCTTTTCATCTTTCGGGGTAGACTTGTTGATATGACTCGGCATACATGAAAACTTTTCTTTTAGTTTTATGTTTGTCTTCGCCATATGTTTGTTAACTTTGCGAAATTTTGCAAAAGTCTCAAACTCCAACTTGTCTTTATCTTGACGATGGCTGCAGAACTTTTTAAGAAGTTCTTCGGCCTGTCTGTTAAAAGAAAAGGCTGTGAGGTCGTCCTTGATGCAATACACATGTTGCGCATCTCGGAAATCACGCCAAAGTGCCTGATGTACCTCTGTTGAGATAGTATCAGGGTCAAAAAGTTGTTGCTTTTTAACTTTCTTCCGGTTCTTAGTCACTTGGAATACTCCATTTATGATTAAGTTGTACCTGAAACGTTTAAGCTAACCGAGTACTTTTTATCTTACAGTACATAGGATCACTTAAACAGTCAGCCAAATACGAGATCTGTTTACTCTCTTCGCATTTCTCCAACAGCCTATCCAGTCTATCATTGTATTTACCAATGAGAAACCAGGAGGCAATTGCGAGAACTGCTATGAGGATCGACAGATTTCGGATTAGAGAAACCCAGATATTCATGGGTTAATCCAATGCTTGATTCTTCCAAAAATCCGAGTAATCGGAATCATGGAGAATCTGAGCACCCAACACAAGCATACTTTCAATCTCAGCATCGGTCATTTCATGATCGACAGCAAGACTGATAGTTAGCGTGTTTACGGTCAAGTTGCCATTATCTAATACCAGAGGTACTAAGATTTTGACGTTTGAACGTTGTTGAGTGTAGCCATTTGGCGCCCCAACACTTACTTTAGGTTCTTTGATCGTAAAATCGATCTCAGTTCGGGTCAGAAACTCTGATCCGTCATCTAAGTACGAATTGAATCGTTCCAAAGATGAACCTAACTTTTTAAGTGAAGTGGCAGTACCACCGGTTGTAGCAACAGTTCCATCAACATTGATGGAGGATGATTGGATTGTCATTATGACGTTCCTTCTAGGTTAAAAGCGGGTAAAGTTCCCATAACTAAGTGTTATGAGATCCGCTATTTTAGTGGCCGAATCAACAACTTTCCCGGGTGTAAACCCTGGAATGGTGTCGTAGACGGATGGTTGCCATGTAGTGCGTATATAAGAGAAATCTTTTATCTCTTGTAACTCACCATTGATGGACATAGACCAACCAGCTTGCACATGGTCAGAGTGTCGATAGGTCTTCTTATCTTCACTCTTATATGTAACAGAGCCGGCCAAGATCTTCACGTTAGGATCACCTAGATTAATCACACCCTTACTAAAGGATGTAATATCTAAGAGACGATCTACCATAAACGAATAAGGCATAATTTGCCAAATCGTGGTAGGAACATCTTTTGTCCTAAGGCCTAAGCGATACTTCCAGTCATATACAGGATTAGTAACTGTATAAAGTATGGAAGCCTTGTAACTAGCATTGACATCACGAGTGGTGTCAAAGTACATCCCATCATAAGATTGTTCAACAGATTCAGAGAACGTAAAGTTCTCAAATCCACGAGCAGTCCTACGAGGAGGATGATTTATCGCTTTACTCTTTTCGGAGTAAGCCTCAAGAACGTCAATTGAACTTCTAATTAACGGAGAGGCAGCAAATCGATATTGGAGCCACACATCACTAAGTGCCTGAAAAAGGTCACCGTAATGTTTAACGTTTTTAGAGCTAAGCTTTCGCTGTCGCTTTAATTGGTTAAAGGTTCTTCTAAACGATTTCGATAAATGGAACAAGGAATCTGCAGGATTTCTAAGGAACCGTAAGGTTTCTCGGATTTCGAGCAGGTCTTCGCCAAAGGCATATGGCGTTGGATCAATGGAAGCTATAGCGCGTTGTTTGGCACCCTCGTCAGTCAGATCATGATTGACAACAGGGAACCAAATTCCTTCTTTTCCGATTGCTCGGAAATAGGAAAGAGCACCTACAAGATCGTAATCGTAGTTGCTCGATTGCACATAGGTTCCAACTCCGGTCCCAGTTTGGTTCCGAAGACTAACGACATACGAACAGTCATTGTTTATTACGTCCCCTCTTTCAATTTTCTTTCGAAAGTTGGGTGTTACTACGTCCGTCATGCTCTCATTTTTGAATATCGTAAGATAGTCACCAATGTGGGCATCAGAGACTCCGACTCTACCTACCCTATCAAAGGGCATATAGACTGAAGGATTAACTCTGTTTCGTGTACGTGTAACCATAATAAACTCCTACTGTGTGAGATCTGAAGC